CGGAACTTTTCAACCAAGCGAATCTGAAGCAAGGGAATAGGAAGAACCTCTATCCACATCAGCGTCGTGGTCTTGGTTGGGATTATCTTGACGGAAGTGCGAGTATCTTTCCAGATGAAAATTCCAACGCAGTCCACCCTGAACTGCAGAAAAGCCTGAATCTCTACACCCCTGAATTCCAGAAAGTGAACTCATTGCACCCACATCAAGTGAAACTGAAGAACGACAAAGGGCAGTATGTCACTCTCAACCATAGTATGAATGACCATAAGAAGTGGGGGCATATGTCTGAAGGTGGTTTCTTCGGCGCCATTATGCAATATCTCTCCTTAGTAGCAGACCATTGGGGTGTAGAGGCACCGCACGGTTTCAAGAATGGTTACATCAAACCCGAAGAGTTGGTTATTCACACTGACCCTATGACTATGAAGCAAAGCAGTTTCTGGAAGTATTGGGGTGCTAATGAAGACCCTCATTCAGGTCACCATCATCTACCTGAAGAAGCAAGGCAGCATCCTGCTATATCTCTCAGGTCTGCTTTGTCCAGCCTACACCCTGCTTTCTTCCAACCTGCCATCCGTGCAGAGAAAATAAGCCCTGCTAGGGAACAATATGCTCGATTTATCTTAAGTAGAGGTGGTGAGAGAGCAGTGAGAGAAGAGGATGTTGGGAAGTTCTCTCGAAGTGTGCTCATGCAGATACTAGAGGACTCACGTGCAGGGAACAACGCTTTGCGTAGTGCATCTCATACTTTTCATTGGTATAACCAGATGCGTCAGGCTGCAGGTCTCCCTCCATGGAATGCGGGAGCAGTGGGTCGTGGGCAGTTGCCGCATGGGTTATCATTAGAGCAACAGCAACTCATACAGCGATTCAATCACAATCGTAATCATCTCATTATCGGTAGTTACATGAATCCTAACGACACACGCACCCATCACAAGGCTGCTAACAAAGCGCTGAGGGATGGTTTGCTACTATCCTTGTGGTTAGACCAGAGCCCTAACAACATGGAAGAGAGGGCGAGAGCGATGCCGAACGCTGACGGTAAGGGTTTGCAGACTGGTGTCGAATTGCGAGATGTTTTTCGACGTAGTCACAACGACGCACCCCCTGTCACGTATCATGATTACCTTGACCCTGCTGGTCAATGGTTGTCTGCCGAAACCACCCCTCCTGTGGGTCGCAACAATGCTCGAATATCTACTGGTGACTGGCCACGTACCTCGATGAGAGACTACTTGCCACGAATAGGTGACCTCTCATCAATAACGAGCAGAGTGATTCCTCGTCCTCGCTTACCGGGAGCGAAGGAGGAATCACAGCAAGCCCAGCAGAGGGCTATGATAGGGGGGAGTGATGTGGAGGAGCCTGAGGATGACTACGTGAGATGGTCTGATGACAATTTATATGACTTGATGGAGTCACTACAGTCTGCTGATGCTAGGATGGATGATTATATTATCAAATCCCTACCTGAGCCACGTAGGCACGATGTTGATAATGAGGTTGATTTGATGACTTTATGCTCTCATTATCAGTTGAGCAAATCAGATATTCATTACATACAGCAAAGTGTTGGAGACTGGGAGGTTATTGCGGAACGCTTGAAAGTAGACCCCCATGTTGTCAAATCGGTGAAGGTGGCTCTAAGATGGTAAAGATGTATGATTGGTCTCCAGTTTTGAAGGAGAAGGATGTCACTCTGGGTGGCATGGACAGAGGCCTCACAAGGCGTGGTCTCTTCAATAGGTGGGGTTACAAGACATCAGACCCCGTAGACCCGAGCACAGGGCACGTCAAAATTTCAGATATGCCTCTACGTGGTTATACTGGTAACTACGTAGGTCCTCGTGGTAAGAAGACCTTCGAGGAAACTAGCGAGTCAGGCAGGCAATATGGTAGGAGACCTTTCCGTGGGTGGGTAGGTGGCACTGTTGGTGGATTGTTAGGTGCTGCTGGTGGTTCAGCGGTTTCTGGACCCGGATTAGGCACTCTCGCGGGTTTTATTGCGGGGAGAAAGGCAGGTGCCAATTGGAAGGACATCGTAGGTCGTGGTCGTGACAATGCCCGCATGAGCCGTATGTGGAGAGCGCAGCAGGATGCGTTGAATCGTAGAAACCTCAGGGGGGAGAAATACATCCCCGGTCGGTTCGCCGGCAAGGATAAAGCAGAAATTGCAGATTATATCTGGAAGCCGGGTGACCCGTTCAAGATATACACTGATAAAGGCTCTCAGGAAATTCAGAGATTCATGGGCGTACAGGGCCCTGTAGGTGGTTCTCTTATTCAATTCTTGAATAGACTCATAGGTTACATCCCCGGTTTGAGGGACCCTACAAGCATAGAGCGTCACAGGGAACGTGTGGAAAGGACCCGGAAGGGATACAAAGCCCTTGAGTACTATCACAAGATGAAGAATGGGAACCCCAATTGGCAGATGAGTGATGGTGATAGACGCTTAGTGACGAATATGATGCATGACTTCTATTCTACTGAGCATCCTGACATGGACCGAAAACAAATCGCTATGATGGCTAATGGTGTCACGAAGTGGAATAAAGAGCAGTTCCAAGATATACATGACGGGCTAATCCATTATCTGGAGCAGACCAATAGTGCAGGGTATGTGCCCCCTATGACTGAACATGACGAACGAGATGCTCAAGTGAGGGAAGCCAGTCGTGGTAGTGATGTGAGACCTGAGGAGAGCGCAAGTCTTGAACAAGCGGTTAGAGAGATAGTGGATAGAAGAAAGCGAGAACGACCGGAGACGTTTGAAGATGGCGGGGGAGACAGTCGGTACATAGAAGACATAAGGGACATGCATGAGATGTTGGGAGATTGGGCTCCTTTACAAAGTCAAGCGGATAGCCCTAGCAGATTCAGGGAAACTTGGGAAAAGAACGAGGACCATGATGCTGTTTCGTTACTTGCATATGCCCTTAACAAGCAAAAGGAGTATTGGCATGGTAAATCAAACAGTGTAAATGTTAGCAATTCTGAACGCCTAGGGGCCACCCCGCAAGAGAGAATAGAAAAATTCTTCCTTGATGAAGGGGCTGGGGTAATTAGGCATTTACATACTTTACATCAGAGGGCTGAGAATAATAACGCTAGAAAGGCAGTTGAAAGTGCTATGGAAGGCTTGAGGCAGATGGTGCATGGTCATGTGCATGGTAGTGCTTGGGACAGGAGTGCTGGAGAGGAGATGCATGCCCACTCTCGAGCAGGGTCTCAACCGTTGAATGCGATGATGGGCTTTATGCTACATGATGGTACAGAGGATGTAGGGCATGCTCACGCACAAGAAACTCATGGTGAATATGATGCGGACAATCCACTCAGTTATTTTGGCTCTTTCCAAAATGAGGCACCCGAGGAAGAAGAAGGTTTGAATTTCGATGGGTGACATTTTTGGTAGATAGAGCAGCATTGGAAGTCATAGAGGACATCGACTGGGAGATGGCCAAGAAGGACTTCAAGTTCTTCTTCGAGGAGATACTCGGTTGGCAGTTGGCTGACCATCACGAGAAGTGGTTCCACAACCTCAATACTCACAACAGGTATTGCGTGAAAGCATCTCGAGACCACGGTAAATCTACTTTGTTCCTTGGCTATTTGCTATGGAAGGTCATATTCACGCCACGTTTGGATACGATGATTTTCAGCCACAGCCTCGACCAGTCCATCAGGCACATGAGAGGCCTCAATGACCTGATTGAGTCCAGTCCCATGCTAGCGAAGATGAAGGACAAGGACGCTTGGTCCAAGACGTTCTTCGGCTTCACCAACGGTTCGAGAATCAACGCCAAGTCAGTCGGTGGTGGTGTCAGAGGTGCTCACCCCGATTTGATTCTGCTAGACGACATACTCTGGGGAACTACGGACACTGAACTGCAACGTGTCGCCTCTTGGTTCTACGAGGTCCTCGTACCTACGCTTCACCACACCTCCCAACTGTGCATAGTGGGTACGCCGTTCACTCCTACTGACCTCTATACCGAATTAGAAAGGAGAGATGGGTATCTAGTCGAGACTTACCCTGCTATCAATGAGAAGGGGGAACCCCTCTGGCCATGGCGTTGGTCCTTGGAGGCACTGGATGCTCGGAGGATGGATATGCCCGCAATCGCCTTCACTCGTGAGTATCTCTGTGAGCCTATGGACGATATGTCCAGCCTCTTCCCATCCACAGTGGTCAATGCATGCAAGGACAATCATCTCACTCTCATTGACAGGCGTCATGAGGACGATGACAGTCAGTACTTCATAGGCTGGGACCCTGCGATATCCTCAGACAGGCAGGCTGACTTCACGGTGATGCTAGTGTTACGTAGACCGTCCGATGCACCTGAGACTCTGGAACTCGTTCATGTAGTGCGTCGGAAGGGTATGGACTTCCGCACTCAAATCATAGAGATACAGCGTTTGAACAACAAGTTCCGACCTGAGGTGATAGAATTGGAGGCCAACCACTTCCAACGTGTATTCGCTACTGAACTCCGAGCCGATACCGACCTCCCCATCAAGACTTTCATCAGTACGAAACAGAGACGTGAAAGCCTTCTTATGGGTCTGGTCCTTCGGTTCGAGCGAGAGCAGATTCGCTTACCATGGGGAGATGAGAGGTCACGAGACCTCATCAGCCAGTTGGAGCACGAACTAATCATGTTTGGTATGAGCAAGGAAGGTAAGTTGGATAGCATCGCTCGTCACGATGACTTCGCCATAGCCCTCGCATTGGGCAATTGGGCCACTACTGAGTTCCGTGAGAGAATCATAGACTTGGACTCATTGATGTCGGGGTTGATAGATTGACGTGGGGTAGCAATATCATAGGTGACGATTACGACGCCTACACGGATGAGTTGGATGCAGACCGTGCGTGGGTCATCAGGCAATTGCAGCAGCATCCTCTGTTCAAGAGCGAGGAGATAACAAACCCTGCTTTTGGTGCTGATGCTGGTGGGCCGTTATCAGACGGCCCTTCTGCCGCTACTGAACAGTCTCACCCCAAGGATGAGGAAAAGAGAAGGAAAGAGAGGGAGAAGGAGAGGGTTCAGGCTCAGCCTCAAGAGCAAGTATTGTTGTCTGATAAACTAGGTAAGTCCCCTTCGGCTCTAGTTAAGGAACTTCGTATGAAGAGGAGGGTCCACAAGCAGTATCGGGATGACATAGATGATGCTATCAAGGCTATTCGCATGGCTAAGGAGGAAGAGACCAATTCTATATTGTCCTCCATGCCTTGGTTGGAGCAACACTTGCCTGCAGTGCAGGACTTCAACTTGAAGGATGAGGATTTGCGCGCTTTGTCTCGTTTCGGAGAAGTGCGTAAGGTGTCACTGTCACAGGCTTGCAAGCAATGGTCTGTTGCTAACGATGTCCTGACTAAACTCTCCATGATAGAAGGTGACTTTGACGACTCACAGCGGAAACTATGGAACGAGTCGCAGCAGATGAAGAAGGAGTCTCGTCAGATGTGGAGAAACACCCTCCATCAGAGTGAGAAACTGAGTAAGACCGAACTTCTCTCCATCGAGAAGGCTAGCGCTCTTCTCGATTTCCATGGCCCGATGGACAGTCGAACCATCCACACTCACATGACTGGTGGAGATGGTCGTAGCAGAGGAGTTCCTAGCGTGCAGCAGATGGGTGCTTTACTGAAGACCTACGGGCCTGAACATGACATCTACAAGCACAACAATAAGTGGGAGAGGCAGACTACTGCCATAGACTTGCTCATGAAGGACCCTTGGGCTTATGCGGCAGGCTTCCTAGATGCCGATGGCTATATCACCATCAGTAAGAAAGGCGAACCAAGAGCAGGTTTTGTCGCCACAGGCGAGCGTGGTAAGATACACTGCGAGAATCTGTATAAGATGCTTGGGTGTGGTGTCCTCGCTCTTGATTTGAAGGTTCATAAGACTAGTAAGAGAAGCCAGCACAGACTGCAATTCTACAGCAAGGCGGATATCGAGAAACTACTGAAGGGTACGATGAACCATCTCAGACTCAAGAAGAACCAAGCGCAGTACGTCCTTGAGCACCTGAATCTGAGAGGCAAGGATGGTGATACCATCGTCAAGCGTAGGGATGAGTTGTATCGCTTGGTGAAATGGGAGAACTGGCGCGATGTAAAGGCAGAGGAATTGCTAGAGGAGTGGAATGTTGATGAACAAGAGGTCCTCTCGTGGGCTAGGCGTGACCCTGAGATGATAGTGAGTGAGGTGGTCTGATGGTTGAGGAAAAGGGCCCAGTAAGCCGTTTCATAGAGCGTTTGTCTTCTACCTTCCGACGTAAGACGACTCCTGAGCCAATCATGCCTCTCTGGAAGGCTGGCATACAGGAACCTGTATTGGTGCAAGGTGTCAGCATACCTGCACTCTATGCCACTGTCCAAGAGAGCATCATTCTGCGAACCACCATCAATACGCTATGTCAGGAGATATTCAGACGTGGTCATTACTGGAAGAAGAAGTTCCATTTCAAGTGCCAGAAGTGCGAGGAAGAGTACCAGCACGAAATCAAGGAATGCCAGATATGTGGTAATTCGGAATTCGACACACCAGATGCTGACCAGATAATGTATCCTAGGTGGTTCATCAAGCAGAGAAATGGAATGGACCAGTCATTCATGGATGTCCTTCGGGAAGTAGAATGGGACATGGACATAGTCGATGATGGCTTCTTCGTGTTACTGAAAGACTACTACATGAACAAGGAGACCAATGAAATAGAGTTCTTCAGAGTGAAGGAGATAGTGAGGGGTGACCCTACCTTCATGCGTATAGTAGCAGATAAGAAGGGTGTCAGGGGTGGCCGTTTCCTAGTCTGTCCGATTCACAGAGACAAGACCTTCCCCTTCGGTGGTGACATTAAGAAGTGTGAAGTCTGCTCTCAGGAGTTGCAAGACGTGCACTTCATCAATACAGCAGGGTCTGGGAAGACCCAGTACTACATAGAGGGGGAAATTGTCCACGTCTCCAAGTACCAGCCTTCCAAACTCTATGGTAGAAGCCCCGTAGCCACATTGTGGAGGCAGGCCATGACTTTGTCTGCTATGGACAACTACATGTATCTGGCGTACCAGAAGAGGAGGATACCTCGAGGGGTCCTCGCTATCACGACTGATAACATCCAATCCACTGCTTCCTTCTGGAAGGGTGCTGAGGAGAAGATGGAACGTGACCCCAACTACATCCCCAAGGTCGGTATCGAATCCGCCACTGGTAGAGGCCGTGTCGAGTTCGTGAGGTTCATGGACTCACTGGATGAGATGCAGTATGGTGCGGTCCGTGACGAGTTGCGTATGAGAATAGCAGCCTTCTATGGCGTATCGAACATCTTCATGATGGATAGCGGCAAAGGTGGTGGCCTGAATAACGAGGGCATGCAGATTCTCGTGACCAACAGAGCAGTGGAGTTCGGGCAGAAACTCTACGCTCGTGACATATTCCCCAGATTATTCGGTGAGATGGGGGTGACAGATTGGGAAATGACTTTGTATCCCAATGAAGAGGAAGACGATGTAACGCGACTTAGAAGAGACGAGATGGAAGTCAACATCGCACAGAGGATGGCACAACTGGGCTTCAAGCCAGAATTGACTGAAGACGCTGGTAGGGACATACGTTTCTACTACAAGCAACCTGAGCAACAGCAACAGCAAGCGCCGCAACAAGGAGGCGGTGGTCCACCGCCCGGAGGTCCGCCCCCCGGAGGGCCCCCACCCGGTGGGCCACCCCCTGCCGCCCCTCCCCCTCAGCAAATGCCGCCAGCCATGCCTCCTAGAGGGCCACCTACGCCACCACCAGCAGCGGGCGCACCGCAACAACCACCTCCAAGAGCCCCACCTCCTGACATGAGGGGTCTGAGAGGCGCTCAGGTAAGAGGTGGGCCAGCACAGCAGATGTTCCCCGGACAGATGCTCCGTTCAGATGACGAGGACGTCTATGACGTCGAGTCAATCGAGAAGGGCCCAATGGGCTTAGGGGAGAGCACTGGGGCTAGAGATAGAGGTCCTGCGCCGGTCAGTTCAGAAACTGCAGCATCAGGCGCACCGAAGCCCAAGAAGAACCAGCGTGGACCTAAGAAGACCCCAATGGAACAGGCATTAGATGCAGTTCAAGACGCCAAGGAAGTGGCGATGGACCCCAGTAAGAAGACCAAGGACTCGAACTTGCCGGGATGAGAACTTTAATGAGGACGTAGGGGGTGCGCGAAGACATGTCGGACACGATTATCAAACTCGACCCCATGGTTAGGAAACTAGAAACCGCAGTGGGGGAGTTCAAGACCGCCTTGCAGAATAATGACCTAGTGGGAGCACAGCAGTTCCTCAGGTCGATTGCCCAGACCAGCGATTACCTCGCTTCGGATGTAACTGAGATATACAAGTCAGAAGTAGATGGTGAGAAAGCCGTTGGGGTGAATGACATCTACGCAGGCGGTGTACCAGTGATGAATTTCAAGGACCAAGGTGCTATCATCAAGGGCGAGAGGCCTATGGGTTACATCGGGCCTGACGGAATCGCCTCGAACTGGAAGCCACAGCACGGATTCGGACAGAGGGTTGATTGATGTCCAACGACGTTACCACCCTAGTGGACGCTCTCATCACCAAGATGGAGCGCATGGATGGTGACATAGGCATGCTACAAGCACAAAACATGGAACTACGCAAGATGGTCTCCAATCCAGACGCTCTCTTGCAGAAGGCTGGTTTCGTCAAGTTCGGCACACCATCCACTGAGGATGTGTGGGGCGACCCTCTCAGAGGAGAGAGGAACGAGGTCATCGAGAAGGCTGCCATAGCCATTGACGGTGTCATGGTAACCGGAGACATGCCTGAGAACAACGCTGACTGGCATGAGATGGGATGGGATGAGATTCACGCGATGGCTAACGAAGCCGCGCAAGCAGAAGGAAGGCCGGTGGACGTATGAGACCAATGAAAGTAATAGCAGGGGAGAATGCTCCCGATGTCGAGGAACTAATAGAGAAGGCGAACAGCATGGATGAGATGCTGGCGAAGGTGGCTACTCTGACTGATGACTCACAGATGCGAAACATCACAGGTGTCGAAGAGGCTCGGATGAGCCATTACTGGACTAACCAGACACAGGTCGAAGAAGGTATAGAAGCAGTGACGAATAGGGGTGCACACAGCGAGACCATCAATTTCGACGAGACGGCGAACCCGCATCAGACGGGCTCCACTCTTTCAGCGCACCAGAACACTGCTGGTGGTGAGACTGTCATGAAGGCCCCACCAATGCCCCCTGACATGGGAGGTGGAGGCCCACCCGGTGGAGACATGGGTGGTGACGACCCTCTCGCTGCTCTGCTAGGCGGTGCTGGTGGTGCTGGTGGCGAAGACCTACCTGATGACCCGATGGAACTCGCTAAGAAGATTGAGCAGATGGGCAAGAAAATACAGGATATGCTCGGTGGAGGCATGGGTGACATGGGTGCCCCTCCTCCCGGTGGTGATGATATGGGTGGCGAAGGCGGTCCAATGCCTATGGCACCCGGTATGTGATGAGGCGGTGGTGGTTGTGTGCGCGAGAATGCCCACGATTACTTCCTGAGTGCTAAGGCTCGCTTTCAGAACTCTGGTGATGTAGAAGACGCTGCAGAACTTTACTTTGCTGCACGTAATATGGCTAACCATGGCCATGACGTGGAGTGGGACGACATTCTCAAAAGCGCACGTAAGAAACTCACTGCCTTGACTCTGATGAATCCAGTGAATGGGCAGCCAGAATCAGTTTTAGTCACTGAGGAAGAGGCTAAGGATATACAGTCTGCTATCGCCGTATCTCGATTACGTACACCCATACTCAGACGAACTCCAGTACGGTCAAAAACAGGTAGGACTGCAGGGCGGATGCGCTCAGATGTTGAGCGAAAAGCGCCGATGATAAGCATGGGACCTCACCGTAGTCATATCGTTGGCTCTGACACGAGGCGAGTTTTCGTTGAGCCAATTTGCTCTGACTTCCCCGGTGGTGCTTATGAGAAGATGGTTCTATACAGAGAGCAGATACCAGAAGCCAATAGAGAGGTTGGGGGCCCTACTAGCCTTCGACCCTTTGAAGGTGCAGTTCAAAGTCACAAGAATCCTCTTGCTCATGCAAACGGCATAGATGCTATCAGGGAGATTCGGGCATCAAGGCCCCGCTCACCTGAGCAGAGCGGGGGTCGAGATGAGATGGCAATGCAGAATTGGTTCATAGAGACCACACTTCATCCGAGAGTGTATGACCACCTCTTGGATTACTATCACCCTGATTCTCCTTTCTTCGTAGGGAGCGAGACGCATGGTGACCGTCGCATAGATGCTCATTCTCAAGAAATAGTGGAGAAGTACCTGCCAAGCACTTCTTCTCGAGTGACTGGAGAGAACACAATCCGAGGCTTATTCGATGCAGGGGAGCCTATTTTCGATTTGAAGGACAGTGCAGATAGGGAGCGTCTCAATCACATGCGGGACCAAGTAGGTATTTATGGTCCTGATATGATGGGCCAGTGGGACTTAGAACAGCGTACTCGACTATACACCTCTCGTTATAATCAATGGCTGAAGGAGTATGAGAGGCGTTTTCCTGATTCTACTGTCAGTGAGGACGATTTGAAGAAGGTCTTTCTGGACCATTTGATGTTGGATATTGATGGTGTGGGTCAGGAAGGGCTTGATGGGTGGGATGATGAGATTGTGTGGTCGCATCTTTACAATCAAGAAGGGGAGCCCCTGCATGATTTGCCCGAGCCTAATCGCCGGAACATAACTGCTGGTTACAAGTCCATGGCTCACTTAGACGACTATGCGAATATGCGTGACCGTCGCAGGGCTATGGGTTTAGAGGCCTTGAGGTCTGGTTTGATATGCCTAGGGCCTGATACTGCTGATACCCTGCTCCACGCTGCGGTACAGAAGAAGTGGCTCCAGTCTTTTCAGGCCACGCCTCGTGAGGTACAGAGATTCATTCTAGGGCCTACTTTCAACGAGGATATGGGGGTAACCAAGCATCACCGTCAGAATTATCTTACTAGATTAGTGGATGAGGACGGCAATGAGAGAATGTTCGACCCAGCATATCAGACTTTCCATGACGGGACTCCCGCACCTCCTATACTGATGTCCGCAATGACGCGCTATATACAAGGACATCGTTTGATGATGAACACCGCCATGGCCAAGTTCTGGACCAATTCTACCGATACTCCTCATGAGGCAGACCAGCCTGTCCTTCACCCCAAGGAAGCCAATCTGGTAAAGCGGTGTCTGAAATACACTTTGTTGAATGCCCATCGTCTTTCAATTGAGCGAAACTGGAAGGAGAGATTGAAAGCGAGCGATGATGAGCGGGAAGTTATTGATGCAGAGAGGAACCCGATATACGCGAAAGTATTTGCACAGTCAAGTCAAAACCCTGATGAGAACCCAGAAGCCCCTCCTGCTTGGGATTGGGACCCGGTGCATGACATACCGAAGCCAGAAGACAACCCGTTGGAGACCTTCCATGATTTGAATCTCTTCTTACATGGACTTAGGGAGAAGGGCATCATAAACGGAGCCGAGTATATCAAGATGTTACTCTACGCTGATGCGAAGATGGATGGCTCTCAGGCATATTCTTTCAATATAGGGAGAGGGGAGAGGGATTTCAGTACAAAGAGGAGGTCTCAGCATCTCCGTTCTGCTGCACCTCTAGTGGACTCTGTTTGGGGGGTAGATGTGGATGAGGTCACTGCTGACCAGTTGCAAGCGGAGCATGAGGCTACCCCCTTCGCCCCTACTCACAAGAGGCTCACGGCGCATGGGGGTCTTGCTTATCATGCACAAGACCCTAATTGCGTATTTGGTCAATGGCGCCCTGATGAGATGTTCCCCTTCAGGAAGGAGCATCTAACGATGGGCACTGAGCATAGGGAGATTCCGAAGCCCGGTGAGGCTAACTATCGGGCTTTCATTGACGGTCTGGGTTATGTACCAGAGGGGGAGGAAGAGAACAAGATAGGTAATGAGGTGCACCTACTGCTCACCGGGGAATATGGTAAGGATGATATTCTGCGAAATCCCCAAGGGAAACTCTCCCATGCTAAGAAATGGGTGCTTGACAGATTCCCCCATCTTGGTAAGACGACATTCAACGAATCCGATTTGGCTTCCCAAGACGCTAATGCTGAGGGGATGCATAGAGACCGGCGTGACCAGAGAAGAGCGTGGGATGAAATCAGCGAAGAGGATATCGTTCGGAATATGGTTGCACGGCGAGAGAGAGAATTGCAGACGCACGACCCCAAGGACCCTCTGGATACTTTCAGTGCTGGTACAGCGGCTGCTCTCTTAGACCAGCACTTCCCTGATGAAATAGCAGAGGGGTCGATTGGCTTCTACCCCGCATATCCTACTGACGTACAATGGGCTACTACTCTCCCACCATGGGTTGCTTCCAACATAGCATTGCAAAAGTACATCCTCCCAGTCAACAGGACAGTCCCGACAGAAGAAGAGGAGAGAGGGAGGGCTTTAGGGGATAACATAGAAGCGCGAAAAACCATTCTGGAGAGTTTGCTTAGATACGCAGAGTATAACGTCCCCCCATCTAGGATAGACCCTTCTTTGGCCGTCCGCCCTCTAGGCAAACCTGATGAGAACTATGCCTATTCGCCCAAATTCGAGTCCTATTGGCAAGGTGTAGCGCTCAACATGGCAGCCATGTTCTACATGGGCAGGCACCCGACCATGCGTAACTCCACTCTATACCCACTCAGTGCTGCTAGAGCGAAGGTCGCAACTGAGCATGGTCACAAGAGGGGCAACTTGAGTGACGGTGATGGGGAGGCGACATCTAAGCAAGAGGACTATTCCTTCCATCACCGGCAACTCGGTAAGTCAGGCTTGTTGCAGCATGAAGCCACATTGAAGGATTTCGAGGCGAAGCACGCCGCTAGCCTGTGGGGTTTAGGTGGCACCCTCCCTATTTCTTACAGTGACCGTGAAGGTGACCATGCTGGTAAGACGGTCATCGCAGGTCATCTTGATGGTTCTATGGTTGGTTACAAAGATGCTGTCATCCCTTATCTTGATATGGTACGACAGATGCATAGGAGTAGGAAGGGTGCCTTCATCGACTCCCACTATCTCGACCACCCTAATATCTACATGCCAGATGACGGGAGTGGGCAAGGTACCAATCACGATTTATTCGCCATGCTCATGGCTAGGGAGAGGCGTGGGCGTTATGGTAGACGCTATAATGATGAAGTCGGCTCACGTGGTGCCTTCGTAGATGTGCAGCCACTCTCTCTCAACCCTCACTGGAAGGATATGCTGGAATCTAGGGATGTGCCAGAATTTGGTCCTCATTGGTACAAGGTGTACCAGCACCAAGGTAGAGATGCATTGCGCTTGACTCGTTTAGGCACACATCCGCAAGATGCACGTTCTGTTGATGAGCCTGTCAGGCACATCTACGCCCCTCTCGACTATCTCGAGAAAGACACAATCCCTCTAGAGGGAGGTTGGGAGAATCCTCTAATGCAAAGCCGAGCAGGACTTACTACTTTTGACATGTCCATGTTGACGGTCGGTAGTAGGGTGGGTGATGAGTTCTCTCCTGCTATGGCGGCTGCTGAGAAGCGCGGAGGGGAAGGCAAGCCTTACGCCCATGACATGGTTTCTCATCAATACGTCTTCGTGCCTGAATCTGGGAGCATACCTACTATGAAAGATGAGCAGGGTAATGAGATGGTTCTGGGTCCTCATCCTGCTTTACTAGCATCTCAATGGGCAGATTTTGCCATGGCTCAGAAACCCAGTCCTCTCATGAGGGAAGCAATGGGGTATGTGAACGATATGGCGAGGAAGTCCATAGAGCATGTCGAGTTACCAGAGGAAGACAAGTCAGACTTGCTATATCTTACAGGTGTCACACCCGGCGGGCATCACTTGACTGTGCGGAATCATATCAATGTGGCCCACGCTTTGAGAGCCGCTTGGCCTATAGCGATGGCTTATAGCGCATTGACCGCCGTATCCAACGACGAGCATTTTCAATTCCTCAGAGACCGCCCCTTCAGTGAGAAGGTAGATGCCTACGAGCGTGAGTACTTGTCAATCCCCGAAGGTGCTACTGCTGCGGAAGCAGCACCTAAGAGGGCTCGTATCTATCAGACTCTCAGTTTCGCTTACAAATTCATGGCAGGGCACCACGAGGCTACGAATGAACGCGTCGTTAGAGCCATCCATGAGGAGATAAAGGAGGAGAATAATCCTGATTTGACGAAGCGGTGGAATACTATTTGGCGCAATGCGGGTTTGAGTACCAAGGACGGGGCTTTGCAATTCAACTATAGGACTCATAGCCCTGTCGCTAAATATAAGACCGAAGTGAGTACGGGGCCTAGTCAGCATCCTCTTTCTGCCATGGCTGCTACCGAGACGAGAGACCAAGTGCTAGGGATGGACCTCCTAAACAGGTATTTGGATAATGAGGATTCCGAAGTGTCTCGCTCTATAAATCGCAGGGGTTTCAGCCTTGAAGACATACGGGACGGGTTAGGTCAGTTGGAGAATAGATTCCCTATAGGTGAAGAACTTCGAGATAAAGGACGATACGAACGGAAAGATAATCAGAATAAGAATAGGAAAGACGTAGCAAACGCACGTCAGCATGAATATGGGACTCATTACTCTCAATGGTTTAGAGGGATTAAAAGGAAAGAGAGTAGAATTAAACCCCCGACGAAAGAGAGGGATATGACCAGATACAAAATGATATTGAGGGAGAGGGCACGACATGCGCGGCGTGCTATGGACGCCGCTGGCTATATAGAAGGAATGAGTGAGATGGATTTCAATAACCTCATGAATAAAATAGGCCCTCTTCTTTGGGGTGATGAGAATACACGGAGCCCTCTTGGTATCATTCAGTATGATTTGGCTACGAAGAAAGACAAAGATGAGAACCACGCTTTTTCGACCCATCATAACGTGCTTAGCATGAAGTATAGAGGTGACAACAGGAAGTTGAGACGGTTCTATGAAGAGGAGGATGACTTGAGGACGAAGGCTAAGGTTCTTGCAGAATTCCTCTTCGCTAAAGGCCATTGGGCCAATGTCCACAGTTATGGTAAGACGAGCAAGGACGGTTCTGGTATAGAGAATCCAATCATAGGCTCTCATCATTCCCAGTCTTCCACAGTTCCAGACGTTATGGATTTCGGCAAGGCCAAACTATCTTCTTTCTTGTTCAACCCTCTTACACTCGTCCAGTTTGGGCTGGAGATGCCTGAGGAGATGACTCGCAATAAAGTAGTGGAAGATGAGAGAAGAGGGCCGGAGAGCATGGGGCGATGGCCTGAGGGTGTCGATGAGGGGGAAATAGCAGGGCGCCAGTTTGCTACTTTCCCTGCGTCTTCATTACCTCAAACTCGATATCTGGAGTTTCACCCTGATGCCTTGAATGGCATGCTCGGCTACCAGTTAGACAATTCTGACGGCAATAACTTTGAGCAACCGCCTGCTGCACAGAGTATTGCTAGCGGAGATGACAGAGTGATAACGTCTATGGATTCACTTACAGATACTGACCTTCTATTGAAATCAGAGAAGGGTGAGCCAGTGCCTGTCAAGGCAATGCATCGAATCTTCAAATTGGATGACTTGGAGTATTTCAAGGGCTTATCTGGTGATTGGGTAGTGTCTTCATGGCCTATTGGTGAGAGGCTCATGGTCACGAGGAAGAGCAACCTCGTGAAGGCCAAGGACTCTTACAATGAGGACTATACCCTCTCAAACGAAGTGAAGAAGGATGTGAGAGCCGCCCATGATTCCAACTTCGTGATTGATTGCATATGGGACGGTGATGTTCTGCATATCGTGGATATCGTCAAGGCTGGCGATGAGGACATGGAGAACGAGCACACTAAGCATCGCATCAGACATCTCCGTGCTAACTTCAGTGCAACAGATAACGTGTCCATTCCTGCCCCTGTGAATACAAAGAGGGTGGACAGTGAAGGCCTCAATAGAGCCGTCAAGGACTTGTTCAAGGAGAGGGGGGTTAAGCAAGTAATGCTCCGTGACGCTGACTCCACTTACATGAAGGGGGAGACTAGACACCCGAAGTGGCTTTTGATGACCAAGGAGAAGCAGGTGGATGTCATCGTCCTCGAATCAGGAGGTGCTACGACCTTGCTTGGGATAGGCCCTCTAGTCGACGAGGATGCTAAGAAGATGGGCAATAGGGCTGTCAAGTACCAAGGTGATTACTACATGGATGTTGGTAGCATTACTAAATCTGGTTTGCAACAAGGGATGTTCATTACCGTTAAGACTTCCAATGTGGTTTGCAAGTCTAGAAACGGACTCATGATATTCACCCTCCACGGAGCCAAGTACGTTCGTGATGCTGAAAGCCAAGCAGGTGACAGCCTCAAGACCTTGGAGTTGCTCAGTGGGGAGAACAGCGAGAATGTCCCCCACAAACTGAGGGTCAGCAAGGGTAGCGTGCATCTGGAATTCCCAATCGGTCATGTGGTGTACGACACTGAGCCTCATGGTCACTCCTTCATCGTGAAGTCTGTTGATGCCCCTAGTCCTTACATGGCCACGCTTGCTGAGTCACAAAGGGAGTACTGGGAGCCTCTGGCTGCAGTCTTCCTGAGAGCGGAGGTTGAAGCCAAGAAGGCGAAGAAGGCCAATGTGGTACCAGAGCCACCAGCCAATCATGACAAGAAACCGAAGAAGGTCTTGAAGCCATCAGAGAGGTTGCTCAAGGACCCGAAACTACTCAAACAAGTGATGACTGTGTTGGAGACTGCTGAGAATCTACTCAAGGAGAAGGTGACATTCACTGGCCCTAAGGGTCTAGGTATAGACTTCGCCACTCCGGTAGAGTCACCGTCAGGTCCCACTGACAACACGGAGCCTTACAACCTACCTGACCATGACCCTGCACACAGACAAGAAAAGGGCGGTGATTGTTGGTGTGGTGCGAAGAAAGGACAGATGTGTGAACAGGGTACTGGGGTGAAGATTGACGTGTGTCCCAGATTTTCTCCTCCGAAGAAAGAAAAGAAGAAGAAACACATTAAAATCGACGTTTCGTAGTACTGATTTAAGTACCATAACTATATGTTTGACAGCCAATGCTCATGATGGAAGCGCCCATTGAGTCTCCAATATTACTGAAAGCAAGGTCCAGCGACCTCGTTGTTGCAGGCTATGCCTCAGTGGAAATGATTGATAAGCAGGGTGACTTGATTACCAAGAACGCTCTCAGGGATGCCTTTGGTAAATTCATGAAGAGTCCCGGCTTCAGAAACGTGCAACTCGCGCACTCCAATATACAGGTAGGGGAAGTCATCCCTGACTACCAAGACACAGCAGGACGCATGTGGAAGTCCGAGGTAGATGACACAGGCATGTTCGTAGTCATCAAACTACGTGATGACATAGAGAAGGCCCGAGAAGTGGCCGCAGAAATTCGCAAGGGGAACCTCAAGTCGTTCTCCATCGGTGGACAGGCTTTCGAGCGTGTCAATAAGAGCGATAGCACCAGAGGTGACTATCGTGAGATAAGCCGCATGGAGTTGCACGAGGTTACCATTTGCGAAAAGGGCATCAATCCCGAGGCCCAGTTTAGAATCCTAAAGGAGGATACAACGAACAAAGGTGATACAATGACAAACGAAAGTGATGAAACAACAATGGATGAATTGCATTCTGTGCTGGACCGCTTGTCTAAGCGTCTGGATGATGCCGAAGCAGCAGAGGCCACTCTAAAGGCTCCTGATGCTGAGAAGTCTGATGACAAAGAGGCGAAGGAAAAGGCAGAGGATGCTGAAAAGAATGAAGACAAAGAGGCGAAAGAGAAGTCTGAGAAGGTGGACAAGTCTGACCTCGATGACGTCATTTCCACGGACTACCTGCAGTGGCTAGAAACCACCGTGAAGTCTGCTGGATATGACCCCACTGCGGCTAGGTCTGCTATCGACAACGAAGAAGGCGTCGAGAAGGCTTACCTGCAAGAGGGGAAGCACGGCTTTGACCACAGGGGTCAGGGTAGCATCGAGGGTGCTGGAGAGGATGATTCCGGCAAGAGGCCAAAGATGAACTTCGGACCCGGTGCTACTGGGAACAAGGTCGTCATTAAGGCTGATGACTACATCTCTCCCGAGAACGTGACCACGACTCAACTCGAGGAAGCGTATCAGGTCTACAAGGCTGCAGCCATAGAGCAGCAGTTCAAGACTGACATGGGCAACGAGTTCTCTATGAGGTTCCAGAAGGAACTAGACGACGTGAGAAACGAAGAGGCTAAGGCTTCCTTCGATGCACGTGGGCCTCTAGCAGACCTGCAGAAGGCAGTTCTGGCCCTCTCTGAGAGGATTGAGAACATCTCAGTCGGAGGCGGAGAGACTATTACCAAGAGCGCCTCCGTTGACATGATGACGGTACCTGAGACCAAGGAACTGGCAGAGATGTCATGGGACGATGTGCACCGAATGGCTGGCAAGGCACTCGGGGGTGAGAACTGATGGCACGTGATTACGTAAGGACAATCCAAGACATGGAGCGCTACTACTACGGTGGCTCTGCAACTACTGGATACACGTACAGCAGCGGAGACATCCTGAAGGCTGACGCACCAATGCTATCCACGACTGCTGGTACCTACCAAGCAATCTACGGACGCAAGGTGTGGTCGCAACTGAACCAAGAGTTCAATGCGTTTAGCCTTCTACCAAAGAAGCCTTGGGAGCGAAGTGGGTGGAGAATCATCACCGACAAGCCTTCGTTCAATGTCGGTGGTGGTCTGGCTGAGAACGCTACACTGCCAGACACAACCAAGCCTTCCTTCCTACACGTGGCTTCCAAGCCCAAGACCATTGGACACGCCTTCGACCTGAGCGAAGTGTCCATGTTCCTTTCCGATAAGGATGACGGTCTAGGCGACGTGCGCCAAGTGCTCAAGGAAGAGATGGGGAAGCACCACGCTGACCACATCAACAGAATGCTTCTGACTGACGTCGAGACTCCAGCCGGAAACGACCTAGAGTCCCTCGACAGGCTAACGACTGACCCCACATCCGGTGTGATGACCAACTCCACTGGACACGTCAGCGCAATGACAGACCACGACCTATACTCCATTACCAGAGATGGTACTGCTGAGTGGCACACTGCTGAGGTCGATGTCTCGTCTGCGGCTAACACGAACAGAAACCTAAGCCTAAACCAACTTGACGGGCTCTTCCAGAAGATTTGGAAGCGTGGTGGTAACCCCAAGGTCATGCTAACAGGGTACGATACCCTAATGCGTGTCCAGCAACTCCTACAGAGCCAGCAGAGGTTCATGGAGTCCAAGAGGGTCACCCCAACCTACAACGGCGTGAAGGGTGTTCCCGGTATCGAGGCTGGATTCATCGTGGCTACCTACAACGGTGTGCCACTGATTCCATCCAAGGACGTAGTGCAGGAATCATCAGGTATCTCGAGGATTTACTACTTC